CTTAGCTACTGGTGGAATTACCAAAGAACGGCCCGTCATCGGAACGTCATTGTCATCCAAAGTAAGCATAAACTTACGAATACCAGCATCAGTAATGTCAGCAGCAGCAGAACCACCACCGTCACCGCCTAGTTGTACACCGCCGTTAAGGGCAGAAACTAGAGCAAATAGATCAGTATCTACCTGAGTAGCTAACGCATAGCCAGCATCTTCAGTGTAGAAACGACGCATAGAGGACAATGCTTGCTTCTCTACGATATCTTCGATCAAAGTTGAATATTCATAGTGCTTGTCGATAGTTACAATCACTTCGCTATGCGAAGGTGCATTCAAAGTTACTTGAGTGCTTGCAGCTTTCGCGTTTGCAGCGCCACGAGCTGGAGCAGGAATATGGATGGAATCACCCTTCTTGCCTACGTGGTTCATGCGGGTTACTAGATTGGCTAATACAAGGTTCTTCTTGTAGCCAGCGATAACTTCGTCAGACCATAGTTCGGGGATGAACTTGGCTGCGACAGTTGTTGTATTATGGTTAGTACCTAATGCCATTTTGATTAACTCCTAATATGTAATCTTATTTGACTCGACCTTCCGCATACGCTAGGTAGATTTCATCTGCCATTGAATCATAGCGGTTTGGGTCAGTTTGTTTTAAACGAATGAGGTCAGACCTACGGTAAACCTTCTTACCTCCAATGGAATCACCAGATGACCTACTCTCCGCTTTACCTGTTTTAAGTGCATTCGCCTTAGATTCTTTCTGAGCATTGTTTACTTCTTGTGTCTTTGTGATAAGAGAACGCTCTTTCCAATTTGACAGTAATTCATGCGCGGAGACGAAATCATAGTTGTTAGCATCTTGAAACATACGCTGACGGATTTTACTCTGGGATACCCATTCCTGAAACTCTGGAGACTGTACAGTCGTTTGAGCGTCAGGATGTTGCTGTGCGATCTTCTGCATAGTCATCTGTTGTTGATGCTGTGCGGTAGCTTGTTCAGCCTCCTTAATCTTAGGGTGATTATCAATCTCTCGTCTGATTGCCGCTTGTGGGTCTTCAAAGAAATCGGTTTCTTCATCCGTAGATGCTGGAGTATTTTGTTGATTGGCCTGTAGCTGAGATTTCAGAAAGTCATCAGATAGCTTTCGTAGTTCTCCGATCTCTTGCCCCTTGCGTCCTAACTCTTTTTCGAGTTCTGCATAGGAGTTAACAATGTCTTCGACTGATTTACCTTGAAACTTACTAGGCACTTCATACTCGGCTACTTCTGGTTCTTGTACAGCACCTGTGTCCTCACTTTCGTGGGAGGTGGTGTCTTCGACTTGTACTTCTAAATCCTCAACAGGATCAACTACAATGTTGTTTACCATAGTGGTATTCTCCGTCTATACAATAATAGATTATGGAGTTAATAAAATGACACAGGCCGTTATAGGTTATCCGTGTCGATGAGTTTAGTCTGTTCCTCTAATGTGATCAGCATATTAAGGATAGACAATTGACCTTTAACTAAGTAAAGGGTCTTTTCATCGTCAATAGACGCTACGCTGTTTAGAGAGTCGTAGGTGGTGGTTAGTTCTTCAACTAGATCCCTCCAACCTTCTACCTCAAAGAGCTTATAGCGACTATCGAAGAAGTCTTTATCAGTTTTCATTTCTCAATGGCCTGCCTTGCTTTGGCTATATTCAGTAATGTCTCTGATTCAAGGTGTTTCATTTCTGGGATGTTTCGGAATGTTTCAGACTCTAAGTGGGTTACTTCCATAGCCTTTTTCTGGAGATCCATTGCTTTCTTCTGTAGATCTAGGATACGTTCTTGAGCGTCTGTCTCATTAGGAACATTAGCAGCAGCTTCCGATTGCTTCTTATAGGCATCCGCGAGGGTTTCTTGTACCTTAGCACCTGTAAGTTGCACATCTGCCTGCTTACCAGCCATCTCTAGCTGCATAGCTTGCTGTTGCATCTCTTGTTCTTGTGGGTTTGGTTGCATCATCTGCTGAACTGCTTGCATCATCTGTTCACGATTGTTCAATGATGAGTTTTCAAACACAGATAGTAGTAAAATGTTGAAGGCTTCTGATTCAGGAGGTAACATAGACATCAATTGGATGGTCTGTGTCATCTCAAGCTCTTTAGCCATGATACCCATCGTTGAATAGGGCACGAACTTGTAGTCTATTACAGGATAACGCTCATCATCAAACTGAATCTTACGCCAAACAGCCTTTTCGATGAAAGGAATCATAAAATCAGACTGAAAATTAGCTAGAGTACGCTTCTGACGCTTAATGGAGGCTGCTTGTAGCATAGACATACCAGAAGCAGTGCCGTTACGGGCGTTAGCTTGTGGGCTAGTCGCTGAATCCATAGCACCTGTAGCCATTTGGATCATACGCTCTAGTTCAGCAGACTCTTGGAAGGTATGTGCCTGTAGATTACCGAAGTTAAACGGCTGAATTATAGTACGTGGGTCGCCGTTAGTCAGGATAGTCTTACCAGCCTTGACTTCTAGCTTAATACCACGCGGTAGACGGGTAGCATCCATAGCCATCATGGGATGGGTAGTGAGTGCTAGGGCGTCAATACGGCCTCGTAGCTCTGCGTCTAATGCTTTCTGTGGGTTATATCCCTTCTCACACACACCACGACCCCAGAACTTATTAGGAACACGGTCATGCTGATACGCAATGAACGGACGATCCTTCATCATATAGGGGTTTTCTTCTGCTCGGAGTACGATGGAGTCGTTAGCTAATGTAACTACTGCTTCAACGAGTTCATCAGTATCATAGTCAAACTCACCACCTGAGTCAGCATCTTTAGCTAGATAACGCTTGGGTACTAAGCCCCAATACTCAGTGATCTTAACCCGATCATCCTCTGCACCAGCCTGATTCTCTGGATCAAATCCAAAGTCATGTACGCCGATGCTTGTTGCGCCTAATGCAACATCACGATAAGTCCCTGCCTCAATGCCGTTGACAACGTGGTAGCGGGGTTTTACAACCTCCTGCGCTACACCTAACGCTGAATCAATTGACAAGGCAGCAGGATCAATAATAAATTCTTTTGGTGAGACAGCTTCTAGTGGAACTGCCATACGAGATACTTCTACTACTTCCCGTTTAGTAGTTAACGTCCCTTCTACAGGACGTTCTACTGGTACACGGTCAGTTTTCTCTTCTACGAGGATCTTAGCAATACCAGTACCGTAGATAGCACCATTCAATAGTACCTCACAGATAGCTGGTTTAGCGCCGTCACGCTCTAAATCTTCTTGTAAGACATTTCGTAGATATGCTACATCGGAAGGATCTTCGTCTAGGATATCATCACGGATATCAAACCACTTGTCGCGTCCAAATGTGGCTTCTTCCAATTCAGCTACAGTGGCTTCTACGGCCTGTTGTAGTGCAGGGGAGATTAGTCGAGAACTCTCAGCGTCACGCTGCTTGTCCGACTCTGCCCAAATACCACGCCACAGGCGATAGTACTCATCCCATTTCTTCTGGTAGTTCTGGTCACGATGTTGCTTCCACGCCTCTAGACGTTCAGACAGCCATGTGGCTAGTCCTGAGTATTGGTCATGTTCATTCATAAGGTTTTAATATCCTGCTTCTATGTCTTGAGGTTCCCACTCTTCTATTTCTATAGAGTTGGCGAAATCCGCTGTTCCAGACGGCCCTGTAAGGCCCATGTAATACGGTCAGTTTTCTTCTTACCACCGTGAGTAACATCTGAGATGACTACCCACCTTCCTTGTATACGCATCTCATCTTCTAGATAAGGCATGATGGCGTTCTTGAGTGCGCCAGATTCAATACCTACTGTGGATGCTTCGTGATCTACGGCAGAGTTCAGTATAGTCTCTGCTGTTTTCTTTATGTTCCACCTACCGTGTAGTATGTCCTTTACCCACCACGTATCACCAGAGATTTTAACGATTGCAACAGCCGTTTCATCCAGCCTAGAGCCTTTAGAGCCCCTATCTTTAGCAGACTGTTCAAAACCCGCAGGATCAACAGCAATAACATAATGACCATAATCAGGTTCAGGAGCAAGTTGGAACCACTGTTCCTCAAAGATGCCGCCTGAGAAGGATTCAAAGGACGCTTCAAATTCTTGTCTGAATGCCTGTGAGGACATTGATCGTCTTGCAACCTCGATCTCCTTCGGGTCTATGAGCGGATTATCTGTAGAGTTAAAGCAAAAGGCTTCCCACTCTTCATCGTCTGCGGCGGCCTCATAGAGGTCATAGAAGTGGTTGCGCCCTTCCGGTGTACCGATGAAGAGTGCCTCTCCTTTAACGTCAGCTAGGGTAGGTCGGATGATCTGTTCAAAGACAGAGGGCTTCATGAAAGCGTACTCATCCATCACTACATAAGCCAGACCTACACCACGTAAGGTATCTGGTCTGTCTGAGCCTTTCAGGTATATCTTACGACCATTCACTAAAGTTATTGTAGCTGTGTTCTCGTGGGTAGTCTTTATTACATCTCTACCTACGTCCTTCAACAAACCCCATAAGATATCTTTAGCCTGTTGGAAGGTTGGTGCTATATAGAAGATATCCTTATCTTGGGATTGTAGTCCTTTGATTAGGAGAGTCCATGCTGCTAGATAACTCTTACCGAAACGTCTACCACACGCTGCTACTTTAAATCGTGCTGGGGAGTTGAATATCTCCATCTGAGCAGGGTGTAGTTTTACTTGTATATCTGCCATTAGGTGTCATCATCTTCTTCTAATACAGACACTGAGATGGCATCGTAGGCTTCGTTAGTGGCCTTCTGTGAGGCTTTGATAGACTTCTGTAAGTCATGCTCTATCACTGCACCGCCTACGTGCTCAATGGCATCTTGGGCCTGTGAGCCTATCTGCTCTACCATAATATTGATAGAGTGACCACCCTCATGTTTAACCTCAACATCTCTCTTAGGTGGTAGGATACGATCCAGACACATCTTTAGACAGGTGGTGTCACCTTCCATAGCCAATTCAATTACCTTGTTGACTATATCGGGCCCTCTCTCAGACATTAATTCTCTGGAGAGTTGTGTATATTTACCTACACTTCCTTTAGGTCTTCCCTTTGGATTCAGGGGAGGCATTCCTTTGTATAGTAGAGGGCTACCTTTATGTTTCTTCTTAGGTTTACCAGTGCGGGGACTGATCTCTACTACTTCTTCTTCATTATTTACAGACATAATAGACTCTTGGCCGCTACGAGGAACGGGGATTCTAATTGATAGGATAGGGATGTTACGGAGCAGACATCTAGAACAGACATCTATCTAGTCTCAAAGGTAGTTGCGATTTATCACTTTAGTGACACAGCTCAACCCGTGAGATAATTTACTTAAGAGTAATTCCTTTATTGTTATTCTTAAATTATAACACTTGATGTATTACTCTA